TAGGTAGACTATTATCTTCCGATGTAGTAATAAGAAACGTAGGCGGCGACCAACTTAAAGTTGCAGACGTTAATAAAATTCAAACTACTGGTAGATATCAGACTAACTCCCTTATAGATAGATTTTCAAGATTATATATTTACAATAATAAAAATATTTTTAATCCTAATCTTAACTACCAAACATTAAGAATACAATTATATTCTGATTATGAAGCTATGGATACCGATCCTATAATAGCATCAACTTTAGATATACTATCTGATGAAGCAACTTTAAAAAACGATATGGGGGAAGTACTTTCCATAAAATCTTCAGATGAAAATATACAGAAAATTCTTTATAATTTATTTTACGATGTTTTAAATATAGAATTTAATTTATGGTCTTGGACTCGTAATATGTGTAAGTATGGAGACTTCTTTTTAAAATTAGAAATAGCAGAAGAATTTGGAGTTTATAACGTTCTTCCTTATACAGTTTACCATATGACAAGACAAGAAGGTTTAGATCCTGATAATCCTGCAAAAGTAACTTTTCAATTAGATCCTGACGGATTAGCTTCATCTCAAGATCCTAATTACAGACCTAAAAGTAACAGTAAAGTAGTAGAATTTGACAATTACGAAATAGCACACTTCAGATTAATCTCAGATACTCACTACTTACCTTATGGTAGATCTTTTATAGAGCCTGCTAGAAAAATATTCAAACAACTTACTTTGATGGAAGATGCGATGTTGATACATCGTATTATGAGAGCTCCTGAGAAAAGAACTTTTTATATTAACGTAGGACAAATTCCACCAAACGAAGTTGAGCAGTTTATGCAAAAGACTATCAATCAAATGAAAAAAACACCTTTCGTTGATCCTAATACAGGAGATTATAATCTTAGATTCAATATGATGAATATGATGGAAGATTATTATATTCCTATGAGAGGAGGAGATACTCAAACTAAAATTGATACTACAAAAGGTTTAGACTACGACGGTACTAATGATATAGAATACCTAAGAGATAAAATGTTTGCAGCATTAAAAGTACCTAAAGCTTATTTCGGATATGAAGGAGATTTACAAGGGAAAGCTACACTAGCTGCGGAAGATATAAGATTCGCTAGAACAGTAGAAAGAATTCAAAGAATAATGGAATCTGAATTAACTAAGATTGCTTTAGTTCATCTTTACGTTCAAGGATTTAAAGGTGAATCATTAACTAATTTTGAAGTTAGTTTAACAAATCCATCTATAATATTTGAACAAGAAAAAGTAGCTTTGTTAAAAGAAAAAGTTGATTTAGCGAGCCAGATGTTAGATACTAAATTATTTCCTACAGATTATATTTACGATCATATATTTAATTTATCAGAAGATCAGTATATGGAAATGAGAGATTTGGTCACTGAAGATTATAAGAGATTATTTAGAATAGGTCAAATAGAAAATGAAGGTAATGACCCAGCTAAGTCCGGTAAGTCTTACGGTACTCCACATGATTTGGCTTCTCTATACGGTAGGAGACAGGGAGATTCTAAAGGTATGCCATTTGGTTCTGTACCCGTAGGATATGAAGACGATACCCCAGGTATAGGAGATATAGGACCTAAAGGAGGTAGACCACGTATACATGCTTCTCACTACGGAACTAACGATGGTTTAGGTGGAAGAGACCCGCTGGGTACTGATGGAATGAAAGGAGGATTTGATTCTGATAACGAAAAAGTAAACGAAAACGACCAGAAAATAGATAATACTTTAGCTAAATCTATGTTTTTCAAAAACAAAAACTTATTTGACGATACTAAACAGATAATATTTGAAAATAAAGAAAAAATAGAAGACGGTCTATTGGACGAATCTCAAATCGAAGATTTAGATAAACAATAACTATTTATATAGGTAAGGTATACTATGTGTACAACAAAACTTTTAAATAATGCGCATTAAACATAGTAAGTATAAAAACACAGGACTTATATTTGAGTTGCTGGTAAAACAGATAGCATCTGATACACTAAATAAAAAAGATTCTAAAGCTGTAGAAATTCTTAAACGCTTTTTCACTGGCAAGTCAGCTTTGGTACGTGAATTTAAACTATATGAATTTGTACTTAAAAACAAATCTGTCAACCAGTCTAAAGCTGAATCTATAGTTTCTACTATTATAGAAGTATCTAGAAATATTGATAAAGTAGATCTTAAAAAACAAAAGTATTCTCTAATAAGAGAAATAAAAAATAGCTACGATTTAAAAGAATTCTTTTCTATTAATGTTAAAGACTATAAATCTTTAGCTGCTCTTTACTGCTTAATGGAAGCACATAAAGTAACAGATGTAATAGATCCTAATTTTTTAGTAGATAATAAAACGACTATTTTAGAACATTTAACTAAAGAAAGACAGAATAAAAGTAAAGTAAGAGATAGCCTTATTGAAGAATATAGCAAATACGATAAAGATTTAAAACTATTAACTTTTAAAATTTTATTAGAAAAATTTAATTCAAAATACGGCACCTTACTACCTGAACAGAAAAATATTTTAAAAGAATTTATAACGTCCGTAGATTCTTCTGCTCGTTTACGAAATATAGTAAATGAAGAATTAAAAAAACTTAAAACTATAATTGAAAAATTAAAAGATAAGGTAGACGATGAAATAGTAGTAATAAAATTGCAAGAAGTTGCTAAAACAATTATACCAGTTGCTAAAACGAAAAAAGTAACTGACGATCATTTAGTTAATATAATGCAATATTATGAACTAGTTCAAGAGCTCAAACAATCATGAAAATAAGTGAATTGAGAAAACTTATTAGAGAGGTATTGCATGAGATGAACGAAATTAGTGCTACCGGTACAGGAGCAACTTTTACACCAGGGTCAGGAGCTCAGTATGCTACTCCCTATGCTTTTGGTAAAAAAGGTAAAAAAAATAAAGCAACTCAATATGGAGAGAAGCTTGGTTTCAAAACAGTGAAAAGAAAAAAAAGACCGTATAATACAAAAATGTATGATTATTTAGATGAAAACAATACAAGAAAAATATAACGCGATACTAGAAGGTAAGTTCAGTAAAACTCAATTTGTAAGAGATGCTAAAAGAGAACTACCTCAACTAATTTCTCCATATAATGGATATAACGACTCTGTAACAATACTCAAAAGTAGAGGTATTTTATCTGAAAAGAAACTTACTGGAGTGCAATCTTATGATGCTAGACCTGAAGAAAGTTACTCATTAGATACTTTAGAAAGAGCAGTAGATTACGAATTAGAGGGTATGGGCTTAATGTCTAATGAAACTGTTTCTGATGAAGATTACGGTAAAGCTAAGAAAAAAGCTATAAAAAATTTAGAAAAAGATCCTAACCACTACTATCACTTACTATCAGGAGATTCTAAAAAAGTTGATAAGCATGATCAAATGATCCCAGTAAAAAAAAATAATCATGTAGACGTTTTTAATGGTTTGAAAAAAGCAGACCTTAGAGAAGCCAAAATACTACTTAAAGAAGGTAAAACCGAAGACTTAGCAAAGAAACTTAATATATCTGTAGAAGCCTTAAAAGCTGCTATGGAAAAAATTAAAAAGGGAGAAATAGCTGCAACAGATGCCGCAGCCAAAAAAGCTAAATTCTCAGAAGAAGTGGACGAATCAGCATCTAAGAAATTAGATATGATAAGACAACATTTACATCAAAAATTTACTGATCCTAATAATCCTGATAACAAAATGATAGATGATGAAATGATTGACGGATTTTTCTCAGTAGCTCCAGACAATCTTTTAGATATGGATATGGAGGAAGTTGAAAACGAATATGACCTTTATGTTGATGCTAATTACGATTTAGACGAAAAGAAAGGGAAAGATCACGACGGAGACGGAGATATAGATGGAGACGATTATATGGCAGCTAAAGATAAAGCTATTAAAAAAGCTATGGGCAAAGACGTAGAAGAGACTAAAGGAGCTCCTGATGGACATTATTTTACAAAATCAGGTAACTTAGTTAAAGGTAAATTAACACCTGATGCAAGAGAAAGAGGCGCTAGATTAAGTGATCCCAAAGATAAACAAAGATCTAAAGTACCACCAGTTACTCAATATAACGAAGGAGATTTAGATATAGGTCATCAAGATGATGAACCAGATATGCTTAAGCAGTATGCATATGATATTGCACATTATGCAGCTAAACTATATAAAAGTCTACATAAGTATGATCAAATGGATGGAGAAGTTGATTTTCCTAACTGGTGGCAATCTAAAGTAATATTAGCTAGAGATTATATTTCAAAAGCGCAACATTATCTTGAGTTTGAAGAAAAGCAACCTGCTATAGACCAAATGGCTTTAGAAGAAGGTAGACGTAGAAAAATGAAAGGCGGTAAAGTAGTAACTGAAAACGATTACGAAACCGGTGGATATGTAGAATCTATGGCTCCTATGTTAGAAAAAGTAATGAGACAGTTAGAAGCAGTCTGGGAAGAATGGAAAGCTGGTCCAGCTACCGAAGCAGCAATGGTACCTCATGCAAAAAAAGACCTTTTAAATTACTTAGAAAACAGAATATCAGTAGGAGAAGAAGTAATAGACGAACTTACAGAAGAAGAAACTGAATTAAAAGAAGCAGTTAAAGCTATAATTACTAAAATAATTAACGAAGATACAGTTAATGAAGCAGCTACAGGTAATTTATCTAAAATGGCTAGTACATATAGTGATTTTGAAGGTATGCAAGCAGCGATCAATGATTTAGAAAATATAGTAACTGATGTAGAGTCTTATTATGCTAAAACTAAAGAAAAAATTCAAAAAGTATATGATAGCTTTAAAGATATTAAAAATGCTGAAGGATTAGCAGTAGGAGCTATGTTAGGACCAGCTATAGAATCTGCTTTTAGAAAAGACTTAATGCCGGTAACCGAAAAAGGATTTACTAAAGGATTAGAAATGCCTAAAGTAAAAATGCTAGAAACTGATGAAATAGCAGAAGAAGAGCTAGAAGAAAAAGAAACAGTATTTAAACCAGTTACTGAAGAAAAAAAATATAAGTATACTAAAAAAGTTAATAAAAGTAAATCTTTAAATGAAGCACGTGAGTATACTAACAATAGTTATAAAGTAGATACAGATGCTGTTGATAAGTATATGAGAAATAAAGAAGATGAACTCAAAAAATTAGGAAATGATGCTTATCATCTTTCTAATTTCTTTATATCTAAATTAACTCGTCCTAAGACTTCTCTAAAAGCTGGATACGATAATGGTGGCACTCAATTAAAAAGTCTGTTTAATAAAATGGACAATCAACTAGTAGATAAAGTATTACAAATTATATCAAGAGCATTCGATTACGCAGCTCTACAACCAGGGTATGAAGATGATCAAGGTAATCCAATAAAAGCAAAAGCTTCTCATAAACGAGGAGTTAATCCTTTCGATTCAATTAAATAAAAAAATAATTATGGCTAATGTATTAGTAAATGTTACACCATTTAAATCCATCCTTCGAGAATCTAAGGAAAGACCCGGAGTATTTGAAGTAGAAGGAGTTATGCAAAGAGCTGGTGCAAAGAACCAAAACGGCAGAATATACGAAAAAGATCTTCTTGAAAGAGAAGTTGAAAAGTATATGGACGAATTTGTTAAAAACGGAAACGCTTTTGGTGAACTAGATCATCCTGAATCAGCTGTAGTATCTTTAAAGAACGCATCCCATGTAGTAAAAGACTTACATTGGGACGGAGATGACTTAATTGGTAAAGTAGAATTACTTAATACACCAGCTGGTAATATTGTTAAAGAAATAATCAAAGCTGGCCATACTATAGGTATATCATCTAGAGGCACAGGCTCAGTACAACAAACTAATGAAGGATATTTAGAAGTACAATCTGATTTTGAATTAGTATGTTGGGATTTTGTATCTAATCCATCTACACACGGTGCATTTATGAATCCTGTATCATTAAATGAAGGAAAAGCTGTAGTAGATAAATTTGCTAGAGTAAATAATCTTATCAACGACATATTAAGATCATAGATCTTTATAAATTTATTTTGTTTTTGTAAGTTGTATATATTTATATACAAATATACAGTCCTTTATACTGTATTAAAAACATTATAAACTTCACATTACGGTTTCAATAATCGTACGAACACACAAATTTTTTATTAAAAATGGCAAATAAAGATTTATTCAAGCAAGCTATTGCTGAAGCTAAATCTGTAAGAGAAGCCGCTATTGCTAATGCTAAAGAAGCTTTAGAAGAGACTTTAACTCCTCATCTTAAAGACATGTTAGCTGCTAAACTTCAAGAAATGGATGATTCATCTGTCGAAGAAGAAGTAGTAAACGAAGTCGAAGAAGAGGTAGAAGAAGGAATGGATAAAGACAAAAAAGACGAAGCTATAGAGGAAGATCTTTCAGTTGAAGCTGAAGAAATGGATGCTGACGATGCTGACGATGATTCAGAAGAATCTGATGAGGAAGCAGAAGAAGATGTTGAGGTTAAGGACATGGAAGTGGACGACCTTAAAGATCTTATCCGTGATATTATTGCTCAAGAAATGGGACATGATTCCGAAGGCGAAGAAATGCCTGGAGAAGAAATGCCTGCTGATGACATGGTAGGAGCGGAAGACGAAGAAGAAATTGACTTAGACGAACTACTAAAAGAAATCGCTGAATTATCTGAAGAAGATAAAGAAGACAAAAAGATGGAAGAAGAAGTAGAAGAAGGTAAAGGAGATAAAGATATGGATGAAGCTATGGATCATGACAAAAAAGATGAAGCTATGGACCACGACAAAAAAGACGAGGCTATGCATTCTGATGATCACAAAGACGAATCTATTAACGAATTCGATGCTGATGTTGTAGCAGTTGGTGCTCCACTTGTAATGAGTGTTGTAGCAGCCGGTGTAGCTAAAATGGGATATGATGCAGTCATGGACTTAATCAAAAGAAAATTCCCTAAACAAGATGCACAGTACAGCGCAAAAGAAGACGGAGAAAAAGTCTCTGAAGTAGAAGCTAATGAAGTAGACACAGATATGGATGAAGCTAAAATGGATGATGTGATGATGATGCTTAAAGACAAAGCTAAAAAAGCTGGCAAATCAGTAGCTGATTTTGTAAAATCCATTGAAATGGGTAAAATGTCTGATGCAATGAGAGAAGTAGAAATAGAAGAAACTAGTGAACTAGAAGAAGCTATGGAAACTATCAATGAGTTGAAAGGCAAAATGCAAGAAGTTAATCTTCTAAATGCTAAATTACTTTATGTCAACAAAGTCTTCAAAACAAATAATTTAACTGAATCGCAAAAAGTAAATGTTATCGCTGCATTCGATAAAGCCGAAACAGTTAAAGAAGTAAAATTAGTATTCGAAACTGTTGCTGATAATGTAGTTGCTAAAACTACAAAAAGCACCATTAGAGAATCAAAACTAGGTATGGCATCTAAAGCTACAGGAACAACTGCTTCTAAACCAGAAGTAATTACTGAAGCTAGTGAAGCTGTATTAAGGATGCAAAAATTAGCTGGAATTATTAAATAAATTAAAACTTAAATTCAATCATGGAAATTAACCAATTATTGGAAGGGTCTAACAATTTTAAGCGACTGCAAGAAGACAATGCACGTTTAGCTGAAAAGTGGGCTCAATCAGGATTATTAGAAGGATATTCTAATGAAACTGAAAAAAACAACATGGCTATGATCTTGGAAAACCAAGCCAAGCAAATCGTAGCTGAACAGTCTAGCACTGGTACTGGAGGATCTTTTTCTGCAGGACAGGGTGAGCAGTGGGCTGGAGTAGCTTTACCTTTAGTACGTAAAGTATTTGCTCAAATCGCTGCAAAAGACTTCGTTAGTGTACAGCCAATGAACTTACCTTCAGGCCTAGTATTCTACTTAGACTTTAAATACGGAACAGTAAAAGATGGATTTGGAGAAGCTGCAGGCAATCCAAATATGTACGGTAACTTATCCTCAGGATCTGCTAAGATGGGAGTAGATGAAGATGTTAGCGGTGGTCTTTACGGAGTAGGTTCTTACGGATATTCTATTAATTCTTCATCACTATTATTTAGTGGAGCAAATGATCTAGACGCTACTTTAGCAACTGGTAAATTTACTACTGCTTCATTTGCTTTAACAGATGAGCATGTTTACGATTATGACGCAGATTTCTCTGCTTCTATTATTGCAGCAGGAACTGAAGCTAGATTAATTAGAATTAACTTCTTAGGAGCTGACTTTACAGACGGTGACTTTGAAGCAGTAAGAGCATGGAACTTAGTAGATGACAACGGTGCTGATATTACTAGAATCTACCCAGAGTATACTAAATACAACGCTGCTACTGATACAGTAACATTCGTTGCTTTAGAAACTGCAGCAGCAGGAGCTGGATCTGTAGATAATGGAACACATCCACTTATTACTTTCGTTAAACAACCTAAAGATAACACAAGAGGAGACTTTGAAGATGTTCCAGCAGGATCAATTCAAATTCCAGAAATCAACGTAGAACTTGCTTCTGAAGCAATTGTTGCTAAGACTAGAAAGTTAAAAGCACAATGGACTCCAGAATTTGCTCAAGATCTTAATGCTTACCACAGTGTAGACGCTGAGGCAGAATTAACATCATTATTGAGTGAGTACATTTCTATGGAGATCGATCTTGAAATCTTAGATATGTTAATTGGAGGAGCAGTAACTACTGAAAGATGGTCTGCTAAATCTAATAAAGTATGGACAGGTACTACTACAGGTGGTGCGTGGGCATCTATTGGAGTAGCTGATGGTGGATACTATAATACTCAAGGACAGTGGTTCCAAACTTTAGGAACTAAAATCCAAAAAGTATCTAACAAAATTCACCAAAAAACTCTTAGAGGTGGTGCTAACTTCTTAGTTGTATCTCCAACAGTTTCTACTATCCTAGAATCTATTCCAGGATATGCAGCAGGAGATCCAGGAGACAAAATGGACTACGCTTTTGGAGTACAGAAAATAGGTCAATTTAACGGAAGATATAAAGTATATAAGAATCCTTATATGACTGAAAACGTAATCCTTATGGGATATAGAGGTTCTCAGTTCTTAGAAACAGGAGCTGCTTATTGCCCATACGTTCCATTAATGATGACTCCTCTAGTATACGATCCAAATACCTTTACACCAAGAAAAGGTATCATGACTCGTTATGCTAAGAAGATGATCAGACCAGAATTCTACGGTAAGATTTTTGTTAGCGATGTAGCTACAGTATAATCTAACATAGATTTTCTATAAATTAAGAGGGGCCTTCGGGCCTCTTTTTTTTTGGTTATATACTTTATTTTTCCGATATTTATATAAAGAAACTAAAACGTTATTATATATGCCTTCAAACCACCACAACGACGACGTGTTCGTTCAAAAAAGAAGACCGAAAAGACCAATTAAATTTAACGTACAACTTAACGAAGAACAAAAAAGAGCAAAAGCACTTATACTAGAAAACCCAATTACTATGCTTAAAGGTATGGCTGGATCTGGAAAAACATTGGTTGCAACACAAGTTGCTCTAGATATGCTATTTACTAAACAGATAGAAAAAGTTATCATAACAAGACCAACAGTAGCTAAAGAAGAAATAGGATTTTTACCAGGAGATATAAGAGAAAAAATGGATCCTTGGTTAGCACCAATTTATCATAACTTATTCATGCTTTACAACGAAGCTAAAGTAAGGAAAGAAATGGAAGCAGGAAGTATAGAAATTGTACCTTTTGCTTTTATGAGAGGAAGAACATTTGTTAATTCATTTGTAATAGTAGACGAAGCTCAAAACGTAACTCATAGTCAAATGGAAACAGTTATAGGTAGATTAGGTCAAGGATCTAAAATGGTAATATGCGGAGATTTAGCTCAAATTGATCTCAAAAATAAAAGAGATACTGGATTTTCGTTTTTAGCTAGGTTAGAAGAAAACGTACCTGGATTTAAAACAGCTTCTTTAGAATATAATCATAGACATCATATAGTTGCCCCTATATTAGAGGTATATAAAACCTTCAGGGATTAATTGCTATTTATAAATAAACTATATCAACATGGCCAATTTTACTTACTTTATAAGAGAAAGAGTTAAACTTAACGGAGTTGAAAGAGGTACTAACGTAGAAATACGTATTCCCGGTATCAATCATGCAGACTCTAGAGTAATGAACATACCTTCAGGTTCTTCAACAGAATTAATTAACGTAGATAACCTACCAGGAGCTGGTCAGTTTGTATCAAGTAGTATAAAGTATGCTAGAGTAACTAATTTTGCAAGTAGCTCAATCAACTTACAAGTTAGTGGTTCTACTGGAGAGCTTAATTTTTTAGTAACCGGTAGCGGTAGTTTTATCTTTAGCTCAGAGTTCGTTAGTGAAACTTTTAACGACGGATTTTTATATGGAGATCTAAGATCTATAAAAGCATCTCCAATAGACCCTGATGCTACTGTAGGTTATTTTATAGCATTAACATAAAATAAAATAATATGGCTGATATTGCAATTTGGGACGGTAGTACTAACTTCGTAGCTGGAGAATCTACTCCTTTTGGTTTTTACGATGATGATTTAGCTTTTCAAGAAGATGCACCTAAAGTAGCTAGATACATAGCTGAAAAATTAGGCTTTCCTGTACTAGACGTTGAACTAAGTGAAAGAAATTTTTATACTGCTTTTGAAGAGGCAGTAACCGCTTATGGTAAAGAAGTTATAGAAGCCATAGCAGCAGAAACTATTTCAAGTCAAATCGGTGGTTCAGCTTCAGGTACTGCAGTCAATACAACTTTATTTAAACCTAGTTTAAAAAGTGTCATAGAGACTAGTAAGCAGTATGGAATGGAAGCAGGAGTAGGAGGTGATGTAGATATGAAAAGTGCTTTGATAGATTTAAAAATAAATCAACAAGAGTATGATCTAGAAGCTTTAATTAATGACGGAGATATAGAAGTAAGAAAAGTTTTTTATGAAGCTCCACCTTCAATATTACGATATTTTGACCCATATGCAGGAACAGGAACAGGTATACAGTCCCTTATGGATGCATTCGATTTCGGCTCGTTTAGTCCCGGTGTTAATTTCCTATTAATGCCTGCTTCTTACGACTTACTTAAAGTACAAGCTATTGAATTTAACGACCAAATAAGAAGATCGTCTTATTCTTTTGAAATAAATAATAATAAACTAAGAATATTTCCAGTTCCAAAAAATGAAGGTAAACTTAAAGTACAGTACTATAGAACTGAAGAAAAAACTTACGATACTGGAGACGGAGTAAGTATAGATGCTACCGCCTCAACTGAAGGTAGTGTTCAAGGTTCTGGAGGAGGAACATCAACCTCAGGAGTATCTACTAATATTTCAAATGTTAATGCTCAAAATTTAGTTTATTCTGAAATTAACGCTATAGGAAGACAGTGGATTTTTAAATATGCAGCAGCAACTGCTAAAGAAATGCTTGCATACGTAAGAGGAAAGTACCAAACGGTGCCCGTACCTGGCTCAGAAGTAACTATGAATGCATCAGATCTTCTACAAGATGCAAGAGAAGAAAAAGTATTCTTAGTTGAAGATTTAAAAGCTACTATGCAAACTGCATCAATGACTAATCAATTAGAACTTGCAGCAACACAAACAAAATATATAAACGATGCTATGGCTGGGGTACCAATGCACATATACATAGGATAATGAAAATATTAAAATTGATAAATGAGATACAATTTTCTATCTACCAAGCTATGGTAAGAGTAGGGCATTCCGAAGATGTTACAGTACAGGATATTGGAGAAATGCTTAGAGCTATACCCGGTGTACTAACTATCGGCCAGGTATCACATGATTCAAATAATAATACTGCTGTATTAAAAGTTAAAATACTAACTACTAAAACAGCTAGTGAAGCTTTCGCTTCATTTAAACAAACTTCTATACAAAGAATACCCGAAGTTAAAAAAATAGAAGTTGCAGAAAAAACAATTGAAAAGAAAAAGTAACATATGTTATTTGGTAGTCAAAAAGATTTCAATGTTCTCACTAGGATTGGTAGAGAACTTTTAAAAGATATAGTAGAACAAGAAATAGGCTACTACAAACTATCTTTAAGCGATACTCAATCTAATATTTACGGAGAAGCTACAGATAAAGTTTATTTAGACCCAGTTAAATTTAATTGTCTTATTACTAGAGGAGATCAAGTAATAGATGTAGATGAATTTGGTCCAGATTTAAATAGAGAAGCCTCATTTGCTTTCATAAGAAAAGATTTAGTAGATGCAAATGTAGTACCTGAAGTAGGTGATATAGTATTTTGGCATGAAGACTATTACGAAGTAGATACAGTAAGAGAGAACCAATTATTCATAGGTAGGGATAGTAGCTATAATTTAACCGATTATGGTAGTAAATTTGGTTCTTCTGAATCTATAATAGTAGACTGTCACTTGACAAGAGCAGAAAAAGTAGGAATCCAAAGAGTAAGATAAATTATGGCTAAAAGAACTAGAATAGTACCTAAAAGACAGTCTCAATTATCGCAAGACTCTATCAAGACTTATAATAATTCTCAAAAACAACCTACTCCTGACGTTTTAAAAAAGAATAGAGGGTATAATAGATCAGTAAAAGGTGACGATGTTAAACAATTCCACATTGGATTAAGAGATATTGATGAAACTATAATTTATTATTTTAATAATGTAATTAAACCTTCGGTTACTAGGAATGGAAAAAGGGTTAATGTACCTATTCTATACGGATCCCCTGAAAGATGGAAAGCAGTTCAAAAAGACGGCTTCTATAGAGATAAAAACGGTAAAATACAAACACCGTTAATAATGTTCAAAAGAGATTCAGTTGAAAAAAATAGAAGTTTAGGTAATAAGTTAGATGCTAACAATCCAAATAACTTTTCTATCTTTCAAAAAAAGTATTCTAAGAAAAATGTATACGATAAATTTGCTGCTCTATCAAATAGAGACCCAGTTCAAGAATTATACGGTGTAATTATACCAGATTACGTTAATATTACCTACTCTTGCGTAGTTTTTACAGAGTATGTAGAGCAGATGAATAAAATAGTAGAGTCTATCAATTTTGCATCAGATGCTTATTGGGGAGACCCTGAAAAGTTCAATTTTAGAGCTATGATAGATAATTATACTACTTCAACTGAGATGACTCAAGGGCAAGACCGTACAGTTAAGACATCGTTTGAGATAAAAATGATGGGACACATAGTTCCCGATAGTATAAATACGTCTATAGCTAATATGAATAAGTTTTATTCAAAATCATCAGTAAAATTTGGTTTAGAAGTAGCAGGTACTGAAGAAATACTTAATGTTGCATCATCATCACCTGCTAGTCAAGCACCATCTGGTAGATTTTATGATTCATTTGCAGGAAGAGTAGAAACTACTATTAATCAAAGTGGAATGACTCAATCTGAACGTACTTATTTAGCTATAAATAAAGCTATAAGTAGCAATGGTTACGCAACTGTGATAAATGATAGTGATAACTCTATATTTTTTCCAGATGTTTCTATAGCAGTACCTCCTGCTAATTTTCCTACACCAACTATTGATGATTTTCAAGTTTTTATAAATGGATCTGCTGTGGCTAAATCTAATATTACTTCTATAGAAGAAGACGGTACACTTCTTAAAGTAGACTTTGCACCATCGTTAGGATTTGCTATAACTGATGAAATGGAAATAGTGGTAACAGGAAAATTAGTAGTATAATGGCGCAACTGTTTTGGGAACAAATAAAAAACGAATTACCTGAATTAGGAGAATATTTAACAGGTTCTCTTAATATTTCAGGCTCTTTTGCTACTACAGGATCGGTGTTTATAGATTTAGACGGGGTAGAAGAAATTTTTAACATAAAAGTAGGTGGAGAAGAAAAGTTAAAAGTAAATACTCAAGGTATTTTACAGTTTAATTCTCAATCAGTAACTCCAACACCAGTAGAAGGTGGATTATTTTATAGTTCTAGTAACGAATACTACTTTGGTTTTAATAATTAACTAATATTTATAATAAAACAATTAAAATTTTTGTATAGACATGGCAAAGTGGAAAAAATTAATAGTATCAGGGTCTAATATATCTCAATTAACAAATGACGCTGGGTACTTAACATCTGTAACAGCTCAAACCGCATTTGTATCTGCTTCAATAGGCGGTGTTCATCTTATAGCTGACAATCAAAACGGCCAGTTAACTTTCGCTACAGGAAGTAATGAAATTAACATATCAGGTTCAGCAGGTAACGATACTTTAACTTTTAGCTTAACAGGTGGATTAATATCAGGCTCAAGTCAAGTAGATATTAACTCTACTACTGGTGATCTTACTACATTAGGTACTGTAACATCTGGTAACGTAACAGCTATTTTGCCGTCCGGTTTAGTTTCAGCTTCAGCACAAATCGATCATGATTCAACTACTAACTTTGTAGCTGGAGAACACTTCTTACAATCTGCTATTACAACAGTCGGTACAGTTACTACCGGTGATATAGACGCACTACTACCTACAGGAACAGTTTCAGGTTCTATATCAGTTCCAAGTCAAGGTTCTATAAGTATTAATGGTATAACACACGATTTACAATTACAAACTGGCGATTCACCTACGTTTAGCGGTTTAACTGTAACTAACAATGCATATGTAGGAGGTAATTTAACCGTATCAGGTACTACAACACAACTTAATGTTACTAATCTAGATATAGAAGATAAATTTATACTTCTTAACTCAGGTTCTAGTTCGGTAGGTGATGAATCTGGTATTATATTTGGTGGATCAGGTGGTACAGCTCATTCAGGTTCAGCTATATTTTGGAATGGTGATTTTAATGGTAATGATGGAAGGTTAGCTGTAGGACATAATTTTGGAGCTAGCCAAGGTAATGGAGCATCTCCTGCTTATTATGTAGGTGGTGTATTTTCTGGTTCATTAGAAGATGCATCAGGTTCATTAGCTGATCATTACGGTAATATAAGAATAGAAGCTGGAGAAATATTTATATATGTATAGTATAATTTAAAAATAGTTTTATCAAAAAAAAGTTTATGGGATTAATAGAAAAAATAAAACCTAAGAAAGATGAGGGTCTTACAAAAAAAGAAGCAGAATTTATTCTTGCTAAATTAAGAACAGCAGATTTCAAAGGTAATGAATTTGAAATATTCTTCACAGTATTTAAAAAGATAACAGATCATATTAAAGCAATAAAATAAGTACTAGGTCCTTTGGGACCTTTTGCTATTTATAACTATATTATTGGCCCGTAAGGGAAGTGGGCAGGTAGTCCTGTAACCAACCGTAATAAAATTAGATATGCCGAACTGGAAAAAACTTATAGTAAGTGGCTCTGACGCTACGCTAAACTCTCTTGATGTAACTAACAATATAAGTGCTTCTAACTTATACGTTAAAGATGAGATAATACATCACGGAGATAGCAATACCAAAATAAAATTTACAGACGATAAAATTATCCTCAAAGCAGGAGGCTCTAATTTTATAGAACTAACTGAAGGCACTACTGATTTAATTACGATAAGTAAAAATGTAAGTTCTAGCGCTAATTTTATAGCTAACCATATAACAGCATCAGGTAATTTAGAAGTAGCCGGAAATATATCAGGAAGTGTAGATACAAACTTTTTTGGTGATGAATTTAATGCTCATGGTAATGATGCTAATTCAGGTTTTACAATTCTTTCTCTAGGTGGTAAACCTACTTTTTATGAAAGTAACGGTATACTAGAAATAGGTGCAAGTCCTAATACAGACCATATAGGAATTTCTTTAAATAGACCAGTTACAGCTTCTATTATAAGTGGTAGCGGAACCATTACTTACGGTTCTTTATCAGATGGTACAATTACAGTAACAGGCTTTGTAGACGAAGATGATATGTCTTCGAATAGTGCTACACTTATTCCTACACAACAATCAGTTAAAGCATACGCAGATACTAGACCTGGACCACAAGGCCCTACAGGTGCAACAGGACCTCAAGGCCCTACTGGATCAACAGGTTCTCAAGGACCGACTGGTACCCAAGGACCAACTGGATCACAAGGTCCAACTGGCGCTACGGGATCACAAGGTCCTACCGGTGCAACCGGGAGTCAAGGTCCTACAGGAGCCACTGGATCACAAGGACCAACTGGTCCAACTGGATCACAAGGACCAACAGGTCCAACAGGTAGTCAAGGTCCTACCGGACCAACAGGTAGCCAAGGACCAACAGGTCCAACTGGATCACAAGGACCAACAGGTCCAACAGGTAGTCAAGGACCAACAGGTCCAACAGGTAGCCAAGGCCCAACTGGAGCAACCGGAAGTCAAGGACCTACTGGTGCTACCGGATCTCAAGGACCTACAGGTAGTACTGGATCTCAAGGTCCAACAGGACCACAAGGAGCTAATGCTTCTACTTCTATTTCAGGTAATACTAATAATAGAGTAGTAACAGCTACAGGTAACTCCTCAGAACCATTTCAAGGTGAAGGAAATTTAACTTTTGATGGTTCTACTTTAGAAGTAACAGGAGACCTGACCGTAGAAGGAAGTGTTACAGCCCAAGAATTTCATACTGAATTAGTATCATCTTCAATAGTATTCCAATCAGGTTCTACTAAGTTTGGAGATTCAATAGACGATATACATTCATTTACAGGATCTATTAATATTTCAGGTTCTTTAGATTTAGAAGATAATGTAAGAGCTAGATTTGGTACTGGTAATGATCTTAATATTTACCACGACGGAACAACAAGTAGAATACAAAATACTACTGGTGATGTTAGATTTATAAATTTCCAAGATGACGGAGATATTATATTTCAATCAGATGATGGTTCAGGCGACGTAGCGGAATATTTTAGAGTTGATGGTGGAGCTGTTGGGACTATTTACTCTAAACCTTTAAAAGTTTTAGATAATGTTAATATTAACGTAGGTGGCGGGAATGATTTACAAATATCTCATGATGGTAGTGATTCTGAAATTGATAGTACTAACGGTAACCTTGTTATAAAAACATCCACTGCTACTGGTGATATTAGATTTAATTCCGGTAGTACACAATATTTGAGATTTGACGGTGGTGCTGGTCAGATAATTGTTTCGAAAGAATTAAAATTACTCGACGATACTAAATTAAAAATCGGTGGAGGAGGAGATTTACAAATATTTCATGATGGTACTGACGGAACAATAAGAGAGACTGAAGGTAATTTAACTATTAAGAACGATACTGCTGGCGCCGATATCATATTTACCTCAGGAAGTTCAGAATACTTTAGATTAGATGGAAGCGCAAGAGCCATAACTGTATCATCCGCTATGGGAATGTATTTTAATGACGGTGTTGCAGCTAGATTTGGTACAGGAGGAGATTTAATTCTTTATCACGATGCTTCTAATTCTTATATACAGAATTCATTAGTAGGTGACTTAATTATAGAAAATCAAGTTAATGATAAAGATATTATCTTTAAATCAGATGATGGTTTAGGTGGTAGTGCAGAATATTTTAGAGTAGATGGAAGTTCTCAAAAAATTATATTTAGTAGCGCTTCTCAACATAGCGATAGTGTAATAGGTGCATTTGGATCAAGTAATGATTTACAAATCTTCCATAATAGTGCTGATTCATTTATTGATAACTATACGGGTGATGTTACTATTAGAAATAGACAAGATGACGGGGATATTAAATTTATATCTGATGATGGATCTGGAGGTTTAACTGAATACTTTAGAGTCGATGGTGGTGACGAAAGAGTTGAATTTGAAAAAGACGTAGTAATAAATGCCAATGTAAGTGCAAGTGGAGAAATTTTAACATCTACTCCTGGATCTTTTACACGTCCTTCTTTAGGATTTCAAACAGCCGGCGGCTTTACTGGAATATATTCTACCAACGGTACTGATAGAATGGATATTTCAATTGGGGGGACCGCAGAAATGCATTTTGATAATACCCGAGCTAAATTTGGACAATTCAGTTCATCACCAGTTATTGAATACGAATCACAAGCAAGTGGACCATCATTCACATTTGAAAATGATCTAGATACAGGTATAGGTAGAAAATCTGCCAATAAAATATCTGTTTATGCAGGAGGTGAAGTATTTACCGTAGGAGGTACTGAAGGTATTACTGTAGTAGCAGGAGGTCTAGCTACAACAGGAGCAAGAGGAAGTATATCTTCTAACTCACACATAACAGCTTCTGGTAATATAAGCTCAAGTGCTACAATATTTGCTAGTAAAGCACAATTTGGTAGTTCTACAGTTTTTGTAGACGGCCCAGCAGGACATATAACTGCATCAGGTGATATAAGCGGTAGTGGTACTGTAACATTTGGTTCTTTATCAGATGATACGATTACAATAACAGGCTTTGTAGATGAAGATAATATGTCTTCTGATAGTGCTACACTTATACCAACCCAACAATCAGTAAAAGCATACGCAGATAGCAGACCTGGTCCTCAAGGACCAACAGGTAGTACCGGATCTCAAGGACCAACAGGTAGTACTGGATCACAAGGTCCAACAGGAACTCAAGGACCTACTGGATCGCAAGGTTCTACCGGAGCAACTGGATCACAAGGTCCAACAGGTGCGACTGGTTCTCAAGGACCTACTGGAGCTACTGGAAGTCAAGGACCAACTGGTCCAACAGGTAGTCAAGGTCCAACAGGCCCTACTGGATCACAAGGACCGACAGGTCCAACAGGATCGCAAGGTCCAACAGGTCCAACAGGTAGTCAAGGTCCTACCGGACCAACAGGTAGCCAAGGACCAACTGGTCCAACTGGTCCGACAGGAAGTCAAGGTCCTACCGGAGCGACTGGTTCTCAAGGACCGACAGGACCAACAGGTCCGACAGGATCTCAAGGACCTACTGGACCGACAGGACCAACAGGAAGTCAAGGCCCTACAGGTGCTACCGGATCTCAAGGACCAACTGGACCTACCGGACCAACAGGTAGTCAAGGTCCTACTGGACCAACAGGTCCAACAGGTAGTCAAGGACCAACTGGAGCTACCGGAAGTCAAGGACCTACTGGAGCTACTGGAAGTCAAGGTCCTACCGGACCTACCGGACCAACCGGATCACAAGGACCGACTGGACCTACCGGACCGACAGGAAGTCAAGGTCCTACCGGAGCAACAGGTAGTCAAGGACCGACAGGTCCGACAGGACCAACTGGTTCTCAAGGTCCTACTGGACCGACAGGACCTACGGGAAGTCAAGGCCCTACAGGTGCTACCGGATCACAAGGTCCTACTGGACCAACTGGACCTACTGGATCACAAGGTCCGACAGGACCAACAGGTCCAACAGGTAGTCAAGGACCAACTGGAGCTACTGGAAGTCAAGGTCCAACAGGTCCGACAGGACCTACTGGATCACAAGGACCAACAGGACCAACAGGCCCTACTGGTTCTCAAGGACCTACTGGAGCTACCGGAAGTCAAGGTCCTACCGGATCTACTGGACCGACGGGAAGTCAAGGTCCTACTGGACCAACAGGTTCTACTGGTTCTCAAGGACCTACTGGAACGGGCGGTAGTCAAGGACCAACCGGATCAGGTGGAGCTCAAGGACCAACCGGAGCTTTAGGAATAACCGGAGATACTAACAATAGAGTTATTACAGCTGATGGTGATGGAACAGTAACTGGTGAAGCCAACTTAACCTTTGACGGTTCAGTTTTAGACATTACCGGTGATTTGACTATAGATGATAGTATTATTACCTATCAAGAAAATACAGATATAGATATAGGAACAGAAACAGTAGCTTCAATAGCTCATGCAAGTTACGATGGAGCTTTCTTTGATTTTGTAATTAAAAATGGAACAAATTTAAGAGCTGGAACAGTTTTTGCAACCCACGACGGTACTAATGTAGAATTTGCAGAAACATCCACAAACGATTTAGGAGATACTTCTGATATAACTTTATTAGTTGATATCTCAGGAGCTGATTTAAGATTAAGAGCAACAACAACTTCTGATAACTGGACGGTTAAAACTCTGGTTAGAGGTTTATAAAATAATATAAATATGGATGAAGAAATTACATTTGTGGGTTGCAACTGTACTGAATGTGACTGCAAAACATTATGTGATTGTGAATGTTGCTGTAATTAAATAATTTATCAAATGGCGTTTTCAAGAGGACCTGGTATAGTCACAGATGGGTTAGTTTGGGTAGTAGATTATGCTTCACCTAAATCCTACCCAGGTAGTGGTACTTCAGTTAGTGATATAGTTAAAAATGTAGCTGATGGAGATATTCTCAGTTTTGGCTCTATAACTGGGGATAGTTATACTACTGATTTTAATGGAGGTATTACTAGAACTTCTACATCTTCAAATACTAGAACTAGTACAAGTAATATTAATAATAGTTCACCTGTAACATTTGATGCTACAGCTGGTGATGTTGCATTTTCATTAGAATGTGTTTGGAGACCCTCAGGCTTTGCATCAGATACTTACTTCGGTTTAGAAAATGTTTTAATTGCTAAAGGTGGTTTTAGTACATTAAATTACTTAATGCAGTTTAATTCATCACAATTAACTTTTTGCCATAGGTCTCCTAATGAAGGTCTTAAATATACTGATTTTTCAACTACTTTTACAGCTGGTAATGTTTACCATACTGTTTTAACTGTCATTGATGATTCAAACGGAGATGGTAATGTAATAGGTTATAATAATGGTGTTAAATTAGGTCAAACTGATTTAGCAGGAGATCCAATACAACCTGATGATGATGGAGATGACCCATTATACTACCCAGCTGGTGGTGGAACAGATAATCGTATGAATTTTCAAGGGACTTATTTTACAGCAAGAATATATAATAAAAGATTAACTGATGCAGAAGTTTTACAAAACTATAACGCATTAAAACCAAGATTTAAATTATAAAATATGTTTACAGGAGCAAACATAGTAATAGATGGACTTGAAGGAGTAATCGATGCCGGTTCTTATCATAAAGTAAGCCCTACCCAAGTTAGTGATGACTATTATATGAATTTATTAGGAGGTGTTTCCACACAAAGATGTTTTATAAACGATGCTACTACTATACCCTCTTCTGATCCAGCCTCTTTTGGCTTTGGCGCAGATAGAAATACTTACATTCAGATACCTATAGCAGATGGAACATTTCCTACAGATAGTGGACCTTTCGATTTTTCATCTGGAGCTGGATATACAGTTGATGTATGGTTTATGAGAACAGGTTACGGTACTTGGCAATCAGGTACAACATTTTATGAAGGGATTTGGAACTACTATTGGAATCACTACTTAGCTTTTAGAGGGTCTAATATAGGTAACTATATTTACGGTACTGGATTAAGTAACTACAGTATTTCCATGGATACTTGGTACAATGTTTCTACGACTCATGATAATAGTGATACTAGTCAACATAAGGTTTATATAAATGGTAGTTTACATCAAACTTCTACTCAAGCTAATGCAGGTTCTACTAGAAGATTTTTCGTAGGTAACTGGGATTCTAGCTGGGCTATGGTAGGTGAATTAGCTAGTATACGAATATATAATAGACCCTTAAATGCTAACGAAGTTACTCAAAACTATAATGCAACTAAGACAAGATTTTAGCAATGAATTATTTAAAAGAAATGAACGAAACACAATCAGGATTCGAAGTAATATATTACGACGGTAATTTAATACATTCAACTAGTTCTTTTGATACACAAGACAAAGCAATGGAATTTATAAATACTTTAAATTTAGTAGGAATAGTATAATGGCATCAATAGGAGGACCAAAAATATTTAACGATTTTGATTTAGCTGATATGTACTATTACGTAGACACTGCTAACCCTGATTGTTGGGATGGTACTGCTATTGCTTCAGATACTAAACTATATAATTTAGCTCAACAAGATGGTTCTGAATATTTTTCTGCTTCAGATAGTTCTACTTTTACATCTACTAACTATGAAATAACTAGAAATTATATTCACAGAAAATTTGCAGCGGGAACAGCTAATACTAATTGGAGAGGAAATGTCAATAAAGATGCTTTTGCAACTGGTCAAACTGGTGGAATGTCTGGGATGGTTTTTCTTAAGGGAGGAATAGGAACAACAGATGGGCAGTCAGGTCAAAATATTTATTTAGGGGGTTTTGAAAGTAGGGTTTCATTTTCAATAGCTAGTGGGGGTACAAGCCAAAGAGGTCCTGGTGTTTTAGTTTATAGAAATGATGGATCAGGTACTTTAGCACATAGAACAAATTCTAACCATCCAGTTTTAACTGATGAGTGGTGCTCAGCTGGGTATAGTGCTTATGTATCTTCAACTAATGTTTTAACAGTTGCTATCTATAAAAATGGGGTTAATGTATCTCAAGGTACTTATACAGTTAATACCGATTCCTCCAATACTACTTTACCTAATGGTAGTAGACTACCTATAATGGGTGGTTGGTCTACCGGTTATGGAGAATTTAGTGGTCAATATAATAATTGGATGTTTTTTAATAAGCAATTAGACGACACTGATTTTAAACAAATACATAATTCATTTAAAGGAAGATATGGAATATAATATTACTTGTGAAACATGCTATGAGCCTTCAATGATCAGTGGATCATATGCTAGTGGTTCAGTTATCGTAGATGGTATAATGTGTTCTTATTTACCTTGCCCAGAATATTTTAACCCAATATAACGATTTAGTTTATAGGTAGATATTTATATAAGACCCTTTTGGACAATGAAAAAAGGATAAATTTATGGCTAACGAATTCAAAATTAAAAAAGGCCTGATCGTACACGGATCAGGTTCTACAGGAGATAATACAATTGTCGATATTCAAGGTAATCAAGGACAATTATTCTCTATCACAGATTCACTCTCTGGATCTTTATTTTCAGTAAACGATATTTCAGGTATTCCTATATTAGAAGTTGATTCTAATGATACAGTTAATATGGGTACCTTTGGTTCATTAGCCTTAATAGCATCAGGGTCAGACGTTAAACTACCAAATGTACCAGCAGGTTCAAGTGAAACAAAAATATTATTAGCAGATTCTGACGGTAAAATAGTTACTAGAACAAATCTTTCATTACAAGGTGCTACAGGGAGTACTGGAGCTCAAGGTCCAACAGGTGCAACTGGTTCTCAAGGACCGACCGGATCAACAGGATCACAAGGACCTACCGGATCAACTGGACCTACTGGTTCTCAAGGACCAACTGGACCGACAGGAAGTCAAGGACCTACCGGTCCAACAGGCCCAACTGGATCACAAGGACCAACTGGACCTACTGGAGGAACTGGACCAACTGGATCACAAGGACCTACTGGACCAACTGGACCGACCGGACCACAAGGTGCAACTGGAGCAACCGGTTCTCAAGGACCGACAGGACCTACTGGATCTACTGGATCACAAGGACCTACTGGACCTACTGGTCCAATAGGTTCTCAAGGCCCTACTGGTCCAACAGGTAGTCAAGGACCTACAGGTCCAACAGGTCCAACTGGATCACAAGGACCTACCGGTCCAACAGGCCCAACTGGTAGTCAAGGACCTACTGGAGCAACGGGAAGTCAAGGCCCTACTGGACCTACTGGACCTACTGGTAGTCAAGGTCCGACAGGACCAACAGGATCTACTGGTCCGACAGGAAGTCAAGGTCCAACCGGACCAACCGGACCAACAGGCCCTCAAGGAGCAACAGGTGCTACTGGTTCACAAGGACCTACAGGTAACACAGGAAATACGGGTAGTCAAGGGCCTACTGGAGGAACTGGACCAAATGGAGGAACAGGGCCTCAAGGACCTACTGGCCCAACTGGTAATACTGGATCTACTGGATCTCAGGGACCAACAGGACCAACAGGTAATACTGGTTCAACTGGATCTCAAGGCCCTACTGGACCTACAGGTTCAGGAGGATCTACAGGATCTCAAGGACCAACAGGACCTACAGGTTCAGGAGGATCTACAGGATCACAAGGACCAACAGGACCAACTGGAGGAACAGGACCTACTGGATCTCAAGGACCGACAGGCCCAACTGGAAATACCGGAAGTCAAGGTCCAACAGGTAATACTGGATCAACTGGAAGTCAAGGACCAACAGGTCCTACAGGAGGAACAGGTCCTACAGGAAGTCAAGGCCCAACTGGACCTACTGGTAATACAGGAAATACAGGTAGTCAAGGACCGACAGGTCCTACAGGTAGTGGCGGATCTACAGGATCACAAGGTCCTACTGGACCTACTGGTTCCGGAGGTAGTACTGGTAGTCAAGGTCCTACCGGACCGACTGGAGGAACAGGTCCTACAGGTAGTCAAGGACCTACCGGACCGACTGGAAATACCGGTAATACAGGTTCGCAAGGACCTACCGGACCAACCGGAGGTGGAGGACCTACTGGAAGTCAAGGACCTACCGGACCTACTGGAGGTGGAGGACCAACAGGATCGCAAGGTCCAACAGGACCTACTGGAGGTGGAGGACCAACAGGTAGTCAAGGTCCAACAGGATCAACCGGAGGTGGAGGACCTACTGGATCTCAAGGACCGACAGGACCAACCGGAGGTGGAGGACCTACTGGATCGCAAGGTCCAACAGGACCTACTGGTAATACCGGATCTCAAGGCCCTACTGGACCTACCGGATCTCAAGGCCCTACTGGACCTACTGGATCTACTGGATCTACTGGATCTACTGGATCACAAGGCCCAACTGGACCTACTGGTTCAGGTGGAGGAACAGGACCTCAAGGTCCAAATGGACCTACAGGATCAGGTGGAGGAACAGGACCTCAAGGTCCGACAGGATCAACTGGAGGTGGAGGACCAACAGGACCTCAAGGACCATCAGGAGCATTGAGTATATCAGGAGATACTAATAATAGAGTAATTACTGCAGACGGTGACGGTACAGTTACTGGAGAAGGTAATTTAACTTTTGATGGTAGTGAACTTACAGTATCAGGTGATATTGAATTTACAGGTACTTTAAGCGGTAGTCAAGATTCTCATATAGAGGCAGAACATTTTGTTGCTCATGGTATTAATGCAAACTCTGGTTTTGGTATAGCAACATTAGGCGGTAAACCTAGCGTGTATGGATTTGATACTATACTACATCTTGGATCAGGTCCTAATGCAGGAACAACTAACGGGATTAATTTTAATTATCCAACTACTGGTTCAATTATTCGAGTAGATAGCAATCTTGAATTCTTTGCATTTGATAATGCAGGCTCTTCAGATACAGTACAGTTAGGTACTGCAGATGTAGTTGGTGAAGTAGCTTATTGGGGAGTAGGTACCGTAACACAAGGAGAAGTTTTTGAACTTGAACAATTAGCTCCTAATAATATTCAATGGGATGAAGCTCATGCAGATTCTACTAATGATTCAACAGGTATGTTAGGACTGGCAATAGGTAGTGGGCAAGCTAACCAAGTAGGTATGTTAATAAGAGGTTATGCAAGATTTACTTCAAAATTTTCCTCACTTCCTAATAATGGAAGCCCGGTATATCTAAGTGCTGCGACTGAAGGTCTTATAACCGGTACTGCACCATCAGGTACAGGAGATGTAGTAAGAATAGTTGGTTATGTAGTAGATAGTGACAATGAAGTAATATATTTTAATCCTGATAGTACATACGTTACTGTAAGTTAATAACATAAAAATATGCCTAACGTTAATGCTACAAAATATACTATAGGTAATGGACAGATGTTTAACAATGATTTTGAATCTGCCCGAGAGACTGGTCAAAATCATACAGATAATTCAACGGCAAGTAACACTCGTGTTATACAGTATTTTCAAGATTCTGGTAAATCGGGAATCAATTATCAATTTACAAGATTATTCTGTGCTTTTGATCTTAGTAGTTATACTTCAGGTACTATAACTAATTTAACATTTAATTATAGATCTACCACCACAACGTCTAATGCAGGAGCTCTAGAAAGAAGAATAGCTATAGTTAAATTTGATGGTATGGGAAATGGTCCTTCATTTAGTAATTACGATGATAGTGAATTTTTTGATGATATAGATTATAGTAGTGCTTATACTGATGTATTAACTTCTATACCTCAATTTGCTGATGCTAATCAAGATAATGCTGTAGCTATGAATTCTGCAGCTATTTCAGATGGCCAATCTGATGGTCAATTAAAATTTGCTGTAGTACAGTACACAAATGATTATAACGGTAACGGTTCTTTAAGTGACGTAGATGCTTTTTACTTCGCTAATTTTAGCACAAGTAATTCAGGATTCGTACCTTTTTTATCTTTTGACTATGCAGCAGGATATGGGAATAACGTTATCGGAGTATCATCAGGAAATATTGCAAACGTTAAAGGAGTAGCAACAGCTAATATAGCGAACGTTATAGGAGTATCGTAAAATAGTTGTTTATTAAATAAAAAATTCATATATTATATATTAACTAAAAATTTTAAACATGTTTATAAGTTACAATTTCGATAGGGAGGCAACAGACCCTACTAATTATTATTTTTTTGAAGAAGGTTTTACTCAAAAAGAATTAGATAAAATTGCCAAAGGAATAGAATCATTAGAAGAAAAAAAAGCTCAAACTGTTGGAGGAGGTAAAGATGATGTTCGTTCATCTAAAGTAAGATGGATACCTCAAGATACTAACTGGTGGTGGTTATATGAAAAACTTCATGATATGGCCGTTGAAGCAAACAATTGTTTATGGAAGTTTGATTTAACAGCTTTATCTGAAAAAATTCAATATACTGAATATCATGCCGAAGAAGGCGGGCATTATACTTGGCATCAAGATATAGGACCTGGTGATATGTCAGTTAGAAAAATATCTATTACAGTTCAATTATCTGACCCTTCTGAATACGAAGGAGGAGATTTAGAGTTATGGACAGCAGGTTCTGAAGAGCATGCTACAAAAGCACATAAAGGAGCCGGATCAGTATTTATGTTTCCTTCATATATGTTACACAGAGTTACTCCTATTACTAAAGGAACAAGACGTTCATTTGTATTATGGTTAGGAGGTTCTCACTATAGGTAATATGATTAAAAATTTAGCTAAGTTATGCTTAGATAATGGAGGTAGTATATCTCCTTCTATTATCCCTGGTAATCTCATTGATGGTACGGGTCTCTGTAATTCTTCTATCTTTATAGATGATAATGGTGATATTTTATTAAACTTAAGACATGTACATTATTCTCTATATCATAGTGAGTTTAAACAGAAGTTTTATAGCGGATGGGGCTGTTTAGCATATCTCAATCCTGAAGATGATATATGTCTTAAAACAGGTAATTACTTATGTAAGTTAGATCCTGAAACTCTTTATATTAAAGATTACACAAAAATCGATACTTCCAAATACGATATTAAACCTATATGGGAATTTATAGGTTTGGAAGATTCTCGTATTTTTAGATGGGAGGGTAAGTTATTTGTTAGTGGAGTTAGGAGAGATGTAAAAGATGACGGTGAAGGTAGAATGGAATTATGCGAGATAGAATTTGAAGACGGTAAATATAAAGAAGTTTCGAGATTAAGAATAGAAGTAGATCCTCATACTTATTTAGAAAAAAATTGGATGCCTATTGTAGATATGCCTTACCATTATATAAGGTGGGCTAATCCTTTAGAAATAGTTAAAGTAGATCCTAATAATAAATCTAAAGTAGAAGTAAAAGAAGGGACTCTTACAACTATACCTTGCAAGACAGTAATCAATAAGAGTTATGAATATTATACAGAAAGAGGTTTAAGAGGAGGTTCTCAAGTATTAAAATATAAAGATTATTATTTAGCTATTACTCACGAATGTAACTATTGGATAAATGAAGGTAATACTAAAGATGCAAAATACTACCACAGATTTATTTTTTGGGATAAAAATTGGAATTTAGTTAAACTCTCTAAACCATTTAAATTTATGGATACTCAAATTGAGTTTAGTTGTGGGCTAGCTATAAAAAATAAAAATTTTTTAATTACCTACGGATTTCAAGATAATGCTGCTTATGTTTTGAAGATGCCTGAGAAAGTATTAGAAGAATTAGAGTACGAAGATTTAGAAAAAGATTTAAATTTTGAATCTAAATACCCAGATTTCAGTTGGGAATCAAACGAACCTTATCTTTCTAAAATAATCAATAAAGAAATATTTGAAGACGGTATTTATCAAAAGCATTTTAAAGTTAAAGAGAACGATATTGTTCTAGATATTGGTGCTAACGTAGGAGCTTTCTCTTATAAAGCATTAAAAGAAAATCCTAAAAAAGTTTATAGTATAGAACCTTCTAAATTATTATTACCTACTTTAGAAAAAAACCTTAGTAATTTTAGTAATAAAGAAATTATAAATTATAGATTAGCTGATAATAATTCTAAAAATAATAAATTTAACTATAACGAAGAAATTAACATCTACGATAACTCAGGCTCTACGTATGATAATATTAAATTTGATGATATTATTAAAAAATATAATATAGATAAAATAGATTTTTTAAAATGTGATTCTGAAGGAGGAGAGTATTTTATTTTTAATAAAGAAAATAAAGATTGGATAAGTAATAATGTTAAACATATAGCAGCCGAATTCCATCTTTGGGGTGTCCCTGCAGCATTAGATAGTTTTTATATCTTCAGAGATTTATACTTACAAAATAAAGATAATTATATTGTAGAAAATAGAGAAGGAATTGATGTATCAATTCATATGAACGATGATGAATGGTTAAAGAATTTTAGCTGGGGTGAAAAAACTAGAGCACAATTAAACGTTTATATAAAAGATGGTAGAAAGTAAATTACAACCCTTAATAGATAAATACATCAGTGACCCTAGTAATCCCGATAGTAATTACTGGTTAGCATACGAGTATGAAAAAATAGGACAAAATGCAGCTGCGTTATCTTATTATTTAAGATGTGCTGAAATGTCTAAAGATAAAGATTTGGTTTACGAATGTCTTTTAAAGACCTGGTTAATGTTACATAGAACTGAAAGAAGACCTTGGTATGAACATCAACAACTTTTAACAGCTATTACTTACTATCCTAAAAGACCTGAAGCTTATTACCTACTATCTATTTTACATGAAAAAAAGGAAGAATGGAAAGAGTGTTTTTATTATGCAAGTGTAGGATTAGAACTATGCGATTTTAATCTACCTGATTTAAGAACCGAAGTTAAATACCCAGGGGATTGTGCTCTTCTTTTACAAAAAGCTTTTAGTAGTTGGTACGTGGGACAAAGAGAAGAAAGTAAAAAACTTTGGTTAGAAACTTATAATCATCCTAATATTTCTCCTGAACATAAAGATTTAGCTAAAGAAAATCTAATTAAATTTAATTTATTTAATTATAACGATAATGAAAAAATAGATATAGTTTTACAAGGTAAATACTCAGAATATAGTTTAGAAACTGCTAAACAGTATTTAAAATTACCATTTGTTAATGATATAGTAATTTCATGTTGGGAAGATGACAATACTCCTACAGATAACATAGATAATATAAGATTTATCAAAAATAAATACCCTGCTTCAAATGGAACAGGTAACAGAAATTTGCAGTTAGTTTCATCTTTAAATGGAGTAAAATCTACAACTACTACTTTTGTAGTCAAAATGCGAAACGATCAAAGGTATGATAACGAAAGTATGCAAAAAATGCATAATTTTTTTAATGAAAATAAAGAGAAAAAAATAAGTTACGAAAACGATGATACGTTTCCTAAAAATAGAATATTAGTTGCAGGTAATTTTTATGCTTTCCCTTTCCATCCTAGAGATCATATATTTTGGGGTAATAGAGAGGATCTATTAGAGTTATTCGATGCTCCATTAGAACATAGTAGTATAGAAGAAAGAGTAAAAATGAAAAGAGAAGATTATTGGAAATACTACGATTGTTATATTAGAACTGAATCATATATAGGTAGCCATTATTGTTCTAATTTTAACGAAAAAATTAAAAAATGGTTACTTAAACCTGAGTTATACCTTTATGATGATTCACTTAATTATAAAGAAGCACTAGAATTAAGTAATGAATTAACTAAAAAAGTATTTAAGGCTTTTCCAAAACAAGGTATAGACTTAGAATGGGATAAATACAACTGGCCTAAATACCCCTACGATAATCAATACACCCAGTTTCATGAAAGATGGCATGAGGACGGATATTAATATAGGACTTTCAGGATCTAAATTAAAGATTTTAAACAAAGGTCTCATAAGAAAATATTCCCCTGGTAACTATTTTAAAGATAGGTTTAAACTACAAATAGAAAAACAATTAACATTTTCTAAAAGTAATTTTTATAAACTCTCTACACCTCGTATAGTACGGTATACTGATGAATATTTTGATATGGAGTACATTCCTGGTGAAAGTTACAATGAATTTTTTAATAAATGTAATAAACAGGATTTAGATAATATAGTTAATATATGTATAGATTATTTCGAAAAAATTCTCTTATCATCAGAAAGTTATACAGATAGTGATATAAAATCTCTATTAACTGATAAATTCAATAAAGTTAAAAAAGAGTCTTCACATAGTGGTTATATTAATTACATTACTCATAAGATTAACTCTACAGAATTTAACAATATTCCAAAATCATCCTGTCATGGTGACTTTACTGTTGCCAACATGATATTTTTTAAAGGTAATATATCTTGTATAGATTTTTTAGATTCTTATATAGAAACGGTATTAGTAGATATGGTAAAATTAAAACAAGACATTTATTATGAATGGATTTTAGATATTAATGAAAGCAATTTAAGAATAAGACAAAGTTTTAATTACTTATGGAATAAGATATATTCAAAATTTAAACAGTATTATAATTTGGAATTTACAAATTTTATTACTATCTTAAATTGGTTAAGAATAGAACCTTATATAAAAACCGATAAGCAAAAAATAGTTTTAAATAATAACATAATTAATTCAAAATATTATGAAGAGTTTATTAATTCCTATAGCAGGTAAATCTACAAGATTTCCTGATACAAAACCTAAATGGATGTTAACACATCCTGAGAGTGGTTACTTTATGGCTATAGAAAGCATTAGAGGATTAAATTTAGATTTTTTTGATAAAATTTATTTTGTTGCACTAAAAGAACATCAGAATAAATATAGTTTTGAGCAAGGATTCAAACAAGAGTTAACCCATTTAAATTTAGATAATAAAACGGAGATAGTATATCTAAACGATCAAACAAATTCTCAATCTGAAACTATCTATAAAGCATTACTAAAAAAAGATATTAAAGGGTTTATTACAATCAAAGACTCAGATAATTTTTTTGAAAGTACTTTTGAAGATACTAAAAATAAAGTTTCATATTATAATCTTCATAAAACTACTAATATTAACCCAAGTAATAAAAGTTATATACAGCTTGATGAAAATAATATAATAACTAATATAGTAGAAAAAACAATAATTAGCCCTACTTTTTCTATAGGAGGTTATTCATTTAACTCAGCAAATGATTTTATTCATAGTTTTGAATCTATAAAAGATATGGAAGGTGAATGTTATATAAGTAATATAATTTACGATATGATGTTAAAGGATCAAATATTTTATGGTCAAGTTTGTAATAACTATAAAGATTGGGGTACTTTGGAAGATTGGAATAATTACAAAACACAGTATAATACTCTATTTGTTGATATAGACGGTACACTAGTTGAGAATACTTCATATAAATTTCCTCCTTATATAGGAAATGGAAAGCCACTTGTAAATAATATTAAATGGTTAAGAAAATTATATAACGAAGGAAAAACACAAATAGTTTTGACTACCAGTAGACCTCAAGAATATATGCAAGAAACTATAATTGAATTATTTGAAAAAGAAATACCTTATGATAAATTAATTATGGGATTATACCACTGTAAAAGAATTATAATAAATGATTATGCTAATTCTAATCCTTACCCTTCTTGTAATTCTATAAACATTAAAAGAAACTCAGACACTTTAGATACATATAAAATTTAAAAAAAAGTTGGAAACTTTAAATAGTTTTCATATATTAGAGAATATATATAATTAATCGATTAATAATTAAATTTTAAAAATGGCAAATCAAAAATTAAAAAAAGACGAACTGCAAAAAATAGATGATATTCAAGTAAGAATGCAAGCTGTTAGAGCAGAGTTCGGATCTTTAGCATTAGCTGAAATTGATCTTAAAAATAGAAAAGCTTCTGTTGAAAGTTATTTAACTGAAACCCAAGAATTAGAAAATAAATTAGTTTCAGAATTACAAGATAAATATGGACGTGGTTCTATTGATCTAAAAGAAAAAGTATTTATTCCAGAGGAAGCTCCAGCAGCATCTGAACCGGAAAAAGAAGTAGTTCCAACTGTAGAATAACTTCATCAATTTTTTTACTAATACAAGGGGAAGGTTTTACACCTTCCCTTCCTATTTATATACAAAGAACTAACTAAATAAAGCACGGTTGGTTTACAGAATAAGCTGATATTTATAAAAGACATTTAAATAAACTTCATTAAACATGGCAGAAACAATTATCTCTCCAGGTGTATTCTCAAGAGAAAACGATATTTCATTTATTCAACCTGCACCTGTAGTTGCAGGAGCAGCAATTATTGGCCCAACTGCTAAAGGTCCAGTAGAAGTACCTACATTAGTTACTTCATATGGTGATTATCTTAGAAAATTTGGTAGCACATTTGCTTCCGGTTCTAACTCTTACGAATTCTTAACTTCAATAGCAGTAAAAAATTATTTTTCCCAAGGCGGAAACACAGTATTAGTATCAAGAGTAGCAAACGGTACGTTTACAGCAGCTACTAATACTAATATAACTAATACTCAAACCAATACTGGTGATACTTTTGCAGTCGGATCTCACGATTTGAATATAGGTTCAGGTCCAGCAGTAGATAATCAAGAATTTAGATTATCAAATGTAGGATCAGGAAATTTAACTTATAGATTCATAGCATCAGCGGACCCAGTTCCTGCAGATGATGTAGATGGTAAAGTATTTTTCTTTTCTACAGGCTCTAATGAGGCTGGTTCAGTTTCAAATATAGTAGATGCTATTAATAACGCTTCAGGTTTATCTAGTTTTGTATCTGCTAGTGTTAGCGGATCTACAAGTTTAGTAATCTCAGGTTCATCTGCCGGTACAGACTTTAACGGCATAGTATTTGCTTCAGGTTCTAGATTACCAGGAGGAGCAAACTTTGACTCAGATAGTACAACTATCTTTACTACAGCTGGTGGAACAAATACAGTAACAGCTACTACTAATCCATTTGCTTTAGAAACTATAGGTAGAGGTACATTATACAATAATGCAGTAAATGCAAGCGACGGAGGAAAACAAAATAGTGATGGTTCCTTAATGTCAGGTTCTGCTGATAATTTAAGATGGGAAGTATCTAACGTTAATACAGGATTAGGAACATTTACCTTATCTGTGAGACAAGGAGATGATAATTTAAAAAATAAAACTATATTAGAAACATTTAATAATATATCTTTAGATCCTAATTCTCCTAATTATATTGAAAAAACAATAGGTAATCAAGTAAAAAATATTACTACAGATAGTGACGGATCAAAATATATAGCAGTTTCAGGTTCATACGTTAATAAATCTAACTTTGTTAGAGTATCATCAGTAAATACCCCTACTATAAATTACTTAGGTAATGACGGATTAACTGTAGAATTAGATGCACAAAATATTTCTTACTCAGCTTCTTTACCAGCAGTAGGATCAGGGTCATTCTTTGGTGCTACAGGAGATTTATTCCAAAATGCTGGCGGAACTGGAAAAGCTAGTTCATACTTTTCTGATATTAGTAGTGATAATACTCAAGGTTTAGAACCTAGTGATTATTCCGATATTATATCAGTATTAGAAAATCAAGAAGAATACGTATTCAATATTATTTCTGCACCAGGTTTAATTTTCGAATTAACGGGTCATGCTACTCCTTTAAATGCTTTAATTTCATTAGCAGAAACAAGAGGAGATGCAATTGCAGTTGTAGATTTAGTAGATTACGGCTCAACAGTTTCTAACGCAACAGGACAGTCAGGAATAATTAATAGTTCTTATGCAGCTTCTTACTGGCCTTGGTTACAAACCCAAGCTGAAACTGGTAGAAATGAATTCGTTCCAGCATCGGTTGTAATTCCAGGAGTATATGCATTTACAGATAATAGTGCAGCACCTTGGTTTGCACCAGCAGGATTGGTAAGAGGAGGAATTACTGGAGTTATTCAAGCTGAAAGAAGATTAACTAGAACACAAAGAGATACTCTTTACACTAATAAAGTTAATCCAATAGCTTCTTTCCCTGGTCAAGGTATTTCAGTATTTGGTCAGAAAACTTTACAAACTAAAGCTTCTGCCTTAGACAGAGTAAATGTTAGAAGATTATTAATTAATTTGAAGAAATTTATTGGTGATCAAGCTAGAACATTAGTATTTGAACAAAATACTATTACTACTCGTAATAGATTCTTAGCTACTGTTAACCCGTTCTTAGAATCAGTAGTACAGAGACAAGGTCTATTTGCTTTCAGAGTAGTAATGGACGACACTAACAATACAGCCGACGTTGTAGATAGAAATCAACTAATAGGTCAAATCTTTATTCAGCCAGCTAAAACTGCAGAATTTATAGTCCTAGACTTTACAGTTGAACCTACAGGAGCAACATTTGCTGGATAATTTAAAAATAAGATATTTATAATAAACAATAAATAAAATGGCAGTATTAGATCCAAACGAAATTATGTTTAGAGCCTTCGAACCGAAGGTACAGAATAGATTTATCATGTATATGGATAACATTCCTTCTTTCATGGTAAAAACAGTATCAGCTCCAAGCTTTGAAGATGGAGAGGTAGTATTAGATCATATCAATTCTTATCGTAAGATACGAGGAAAAAGAGTATGGAATGATATGGATATGACTCTTTACGACCCGATTACACCCTCAGGAGCACAAGCAGTAATGGAATGGGCAAGACTATCTTACGAATCAGTAACTGGTAGAGCTGGGTATTCAGACTTTTACAAAAAAGATTTAACTCTTAACGTATTAGGACCAGTAGGAGATGTTGTTTCGGAATGGATCATTAAAGGAGCTTTCATCAAAACAATGGCACAAGGAGATTTTGATTGGTCAGCACCTGATGCAGTAGAATTGTCTATGACAATTGCAATGGATTATTGCGTCTTAAATTACTAATACAGCCTTAAATATAATAGAAAGCTCGAATTTTTTCGGGCTTTTGTTGTTTTAAAAAATAATTCTTCGTATATTTATATTTAGAACTAGTTTTAATTAATCAAATTTATGGAACAAAAACAAAAATTCCCCACAGAAATAGTAGATTTACCGTCTCAAGGTAAACTTTACCCGAAAGAATCTCCCCTTGCTAGCGGTACTATAGAAATGAAGTACATGACTGCTAAGGAAGAAGATATTTTAACTAATCAAAATTATATAGAAAAAGGTATAGTTATTGATAAATTGTTAAAAGCATTAATAGTAGATAAATCTATTAATTATAATGAATTACTTTTAGGTGATAAAAATGCTTTACTTGTAGCAGCTAGAATTTTAGGATACGGAAAAGATTATGAATTTACTTATGGAGCTGAAAAGCAAACTGTTGACTTATCTCTACTTAATAATAAACCTCTAAATGTAGAAGTTGAAAAAGCTAAATCTAATTCTTTCGATTTTACACTACCTACTACAAAAAGAGTAGTTACCTTTAAAATTCTTACTCATGGAGATGAAACTAAAATTGACCAAGAAATTAAAGGTCTAAAAAAGATCAATAAAGAATCGTCAGCGGAAATGTCAACACGTCTTAAATATGTAATTATAGGTGTAGATGGAGACACTGATAAGAAAAATATTAGAGCCTTTGTGGATAATGAATTTCTAGCTAGAGATTCTAGAGCATTTAGAAACTACCTTAGAAACTTTCAGCCTGATGTAGATATGATATTCTATCCTGACAACGGCCCGGAAGGAGGGGTAGATATCCCAATTGGGGTAAACTTTCTTTGGCCTGACGCCACAATATAGGTTAAACGTTTTTAATCAAATTCATGAAATAGTATTTCATGGTAAAGGAGGGTATGATTATGATACTGTTTACAACATGCCTATATGGTTAAGGAACTTTACTTTTCAAAAACTACAAGAACATTACGAAAAAGAAAAAGCTGAATACGATAAGATAAATAAGAAAACTAATTCTATGAAAGGTCGTAAAGTTAAAAAACCAACTTATAGTACTAGGGCTCGCAAATAAAGCGAGCCTTTCCTATTTATAATAAACCTATTTTAAATGGCAAACGGTGATTTGATAAAAGATTTAGCAGCAATAAACGCAGAGTTAAGACGACTTAATGCATCCCCTAAAGAAATAAATGCAATCGCAAGAAATTTTAGAGGACTTACTGCAGGTACTGAGGAATTTAACGAACAAGTTAAAATAGCTAATTCTAGAATAAACCAACTTAGAACTGAAGCTGAAGCAGTAAGCTCATCTTTCAGTACTCTCCTTTCTATAGTACAAGAAAATGCTGCAGCTTTAGCAACTTCAAATGCTACTATTTCACGTACTCGTACATTACAAAATAAGGTTGTTTCTATAACTCAAGATTTAAAGTTAGATAATGAAGGTATAACTGATTTAAATAAAAGACAGTTAGAAAGTAAGTTAGAAACTTTAAAGAAAGCTAGAGAAGAATTAAAAATCAAAGCTGCTGAAGCAGAAGCAGAGTTAAAAATACTAGAAGCTAAAGGCAAGCTTGATGATGCAGAACAAGCCAGAGCTGAAAAACTACAAGAAATTGTAGACTTCCAATCTGACTTTGATCAAGGTCTTGGCGGTATAATAGGAAAAACTAAAGAAAGGTTAAAATTAGAAACAGCCATTAATAAAAATATGGGTGTTGCTGGTGCGTTAGTAGGAGGTACTGGTGCATTAATGGAAAGACTAGGTATGAGATCTGGTATTTTCCATCAAGCTATGGAAGACGCAAACGAGGAAATGCGTGAAATGGCTAAAAATATGGGGGAAAATGTTTCCTTCATGAATAAATTACAAATAGCAGCAAAAGGTTTTTCAACTTTAGCTGATGGTTTTGGACCAGCATTAAGAGATCCAACTGTAATAGCAGGTAAATTATTAGATGCATTCTTAGATGTTAATAAAGCTCAAACAGAGTTTATTCGTAGAACTGGTCAAGCAGCCAGAACAATGGGCGGTGTAAATACCGAGGTAGCTACCATGACAGATATGTTAGGTACAGCTACTGACTTAAGTAAAGAAACCGGTCTTAACGCAGCTACAGTTTTTACTCCTCAACAAGTAGGTCAAATAGCTGATGCAACAGCTCTACTAGGTTTATCCGCAGAACATGCTGCTGGTTTATCTAAATTAATGACCCTTACAGGTGAATCTGCTACTGAAATAGAAGCAGCAGTATCTGCTAATACCAGTGTTGGAATAGACCAGTTAGGAGTCTACGAAGATATACTTGGAGCTAGCGACGATATTAAAGCATCATTCGGAGGAAGCTCAGTAGAACTTTCTAAAGCTTCAAATGCAGCTAAGAAATTAGGTATGGATTTAAGTAAAGTTAATGACATAGCTGATGGTTTATTAGATTTTGAAGATTCTATAGGAAAAGAATTAGAAGCACAGCTCCTTACAGGTAAGCAACTTAACTTAAGTAAAGCAAGAGAATTAGCTTTAACTAATGATTTAGCAGGAGTAGCTGACGAGTTAATGAAAAATGGAGCATCCGCAGCAGAGTTTGCTAAAATGAACAGACTACAGCAACAAGGTTTAGCTGATGCTTTAGGTATGTCAAGAGAAGAGTTAGCTAAAACAGTACTTACTGAAGAAGCTAGAAAAAATATGACAGAGGAGCAAATAGCTGCAGCAAGAGGAGTTACTTTAGAGCAATCAAGACAGATGGATATACAAGAAAGAATATCTAAATCAGTTAATAGATTAGCCCAAGCTTTTGCACCAGTTCTAGAAGCAGTAGTACCTATAATAGAAGCAGTATTAGATTTTATAAGACCACTTGCAGCCGGTATAGGATATTTATTAAAATTTAAAGCAGTTTCAGTAGCTTTAACAACAACTTTTTCTATATTAGCAGGGTATATGGCTGTAAAGAGAATAGCTGAATTTGCAGGAGCAGGAACTAAAGGATTTTTAGCTATGAAAAACTCCTTATCTGGAATGAATTTTAGTTTAAAAGGATTTGGCGATAGTTTAAAAAACGTTTCATCAGGAATTAAAAATGCATTTCTAAAAGGATTAGGAGGAAATAAAGTAAAAGCAGTATTTGATAAAACAGCTAAAAGATTTAGAGATACAGCTACAGGAAGATTTATATCAGCCGATAAAGCAAAATCATTAGGTGCTAAAATGCCTGTAAAAGGAAAAGAATTAGCAGCTACAACTAAAGGAGCAAAAGCAACTAAAGGCATACCTCCTGGCAAAAATCTTAAATTATTTTTTCAAAATTTAGGTAGTGGTTTAAGATCTATGTCTGGTATGAAAGTTTTACAGGGAGCTTTAAACCTAATACCTGCAAGTTTAGGTTTAGTAGCAATGATACCTGGAACAGTAGGAGCTAGATTATTACAAATGATTAACGGACCTAAACTATTACTTAGTTTACAATCCACAGCACAAGGTTTAAGAGCTATGGGTAAAGGCAAAGTCTTATTAGGTACCGCAGCATTAGCTGCAGCAGCAGTTGCTTTCACATTAATGATACCAGCTTCAGCGGGTATGGCTCTAATGGGAGTAACAGGACCTATGGCAGCTTCGGGTATATTAGCTTTGGTACCAGCACTTGAAGCTTTAGGAGCAGCTATGCTAAGTGGTGTTGGAGCTCTAGGTTTAGCAGCATTAATAGCTACAGCAGTAGGATTAGGAGGGGCTTTTGCTCTAATAGGAGCAGGAGCAATGATGTTTGGTTTAGGAGTAAAATTTGCAGCTGAAGGATTTAGTGTAATACTTTCTCAATTAGGAGGTTTAGTAGAAATTTTACCTTCTTTATTTTTGGTAGGACCTGCTTTATTTGGTATAGCTGCAGGACTATCAGCAATTGCTATTTCAGGGATAGCGGCAATACCAGCATTAGCAGGATTAGGGAAGTTAGCAATTGTAGCAGCACCTTTGATAGCTCTTGGTTCTTTATTTACCGGAGATGACGATCAGAGTGATGGATTCGCTAAAATAGAAGCTAAATTAGATACCCTTATAGGAGTCATAGCTGCAGGAGGAGATGTATACT